CATTTTCCATAAAGATCAAATGACCCTGCCAAGAAGGCATCCATTCTTTGTTGGCATAATATAAAAATGTCAAATCACCATCGTCAATATGTGGAGTTCCACATTGCATTGCTGTCTGACCATTAGCATATACTCTTTCAATAGTATATTCTTGACCCAATTTCTTTTGAATTATATCAAACAAATATTCAGAAAAATATGGATCATTTTCTAAATCATCATTGTGCCAAAATATTTCTGGTTTTGTTGGGGTATTACCACTGACCCCCCAACTACCAGTATAGATTCTATCGTGTATTTCATGATGAAGATCTTTATCAAAAAAATCATCAAATATTTTTATTTCGCTCATCTTCCATTGTTTTATTGGAAATAATAATTCTATTATTAGCGAAATCTGGTTTCATTTCTAAAACATCAGTATGATGCCACATCAATTCCTCATATAAAGAATTAAGTCTTGCAATGTCTTGCCAGAGATCATTTACTTCTTCACTCACACTACAGACTCCGCTAACTTATAGTTGAACAGTAGTAATTCTTTTCGATCTTGCTGTTCACGCATATACTCACCAACTGAACGCATGGTATAAGTTAGATCAAACTCACCAACACTCCAATTAGTAAATCGATCTTTGACTAATTGATCGGAATTATAACTGATCAACATATCTATATTACGATGAGATTCACAATCTTTAGCAAATTTATCATGGTCAAAACGCTTGTGCATAGATCCTTTATGTCCATATAAATTATCTTTAATATCATATGGTGGATCTAGGTAGAGAAAAACTCCATCATGAATATCATTCTCCATCAAATATTCATAAGAATACTGATTAATATTCCAGTTCTGGATTATTTGTCCATACCAGGGGAGTTTGTCAATGCCTCGCATTGAGAAGTTGGATTCACTTGCTTGTTTGGAGAAGGAAGAAGATTCGGTAAGACCAGAAAAACTGCACTTATTAACGATATAAAAAGCCACAGCTCTATCCAGGTCAGTTTTTTCTCGGTCATTGATAATCTCCTTTGCTTCTAAGAATAACCCTCTTGCAGACGCTGGTTCGGGATGCCTGTACTTTAGTTGTACAAGTTCATCTCGCATTTCTCTACCAAACTGTTGAAGATTAATCCAAAAGTTGGTAAGTGGTTCATAGAGATCATTTACCCAAATTTTTAGATGTGGATACATTTTAGTTACATGAATTGCAACACTTCCACCACCTAAGAATGGTTCACGAAATTCAGAATATTCCCTTAAGTCAGGGAAATACTGTCCCATTTTAGTGCAAGCACGGGATTTACCGCCTGGGTAGCGTAATGGTGTTTTCAGGGATTTCATAATCAGGTTCGTTATATTTCAAATATTCCCAAAAGGTCAATTTCATTTCCTTATTGGTCATACCACAGTGAGTAGCAGCGGCAGGTAAATTCATTGTAGCACGAAATAGTGCGTCATTTGCCTCTTTAACATTCTGTGGAGTGGTCTTTACTTTTTTCATTATGAATATGTAAATACTAAAACAATTCTTCTCTGCTGAGGTGCTGGTTGCCCTACAGAATGATGTAAACCTGGAAATGTGACTATATCATCTTCTACTGGTTTATATGACTGTTCAAAACCATCGTCATCAATAACAGTAATCTCACCTTCATCAAAACTATTAAGGTATATAATCACATTATTGTGATTTATATCATAATGATCTTTATGAGGAGGACCAGGTTTTCCATCCCAATAGTGAGTTTGATTTATGACACACCTATGAATCTGAGTAAATTTCTTAGCATTATGTTTTAGAACATCATAAACATAATTTAGAACCAATTGAGCATGTTCTGATGGAACAATAGGAACTATTTGCTTATCAAAAGTATCTACACCATATACAACAGCATGTTGATATATTGGAAAAGGTGTATATTTCTCAGGATCAGGATTATATTTTGGATTTGTAGATCCTTTATAATTCCAGGTGAATGTTCGACCATGAACTAATTCTTTTAATTCATAATACTCAGGAGTTTTAGGATTCTCCCAGAGTTCAATAATATTGTCCACGATCAAGTTCTATATCTACACTATCTAGGACTCTATGCACAGCCCCTGCCATTGATCTGAATCCATTACCAACATAAATTTGTCCAGCAACTACAGCAATGGTAGCAACTCCCCAAAAGACATAGTACCAGCGAGACTTAACTTGAGCTCTTACTTTTAGTTCTTTCATAGGATCAACTTTTTCTCTTCAGGTTTGATGATTTTCTTTACACCAAACATTTCTTCATATCTGTCTACAACACCAGGATCTGCAGGAATATTATAAACAATAAATTGTTTTCGTACAGGAATCTCTGGTTGATCTTTATCAATCACAGTTGCCCATGGTGCAAATCCAACCTGTTGTGCTGTAGGCAAAACAACAAGTGCATTCTGGACTGTAATTGTATCTTCTGTTTCAGAGACTACATCTGCAAGAACTTCCTCACCAGTGGTGATTCGTAGTAGTCGTACATTCATTTCACTCATGTTATCGTTCGTTGAGTTTTACAAAATTTTGGTACTCGGTTTCAACATTTTCTGTAGAGTTATTTCCCTGACTAACCCAGAGATGACAAAACTCATATAAAAGTTGAATTTCTTCCAGGTTAAAATGATTTTTGAGTTTTAAGAATGTATCTTGTCGGAGTTGCATCCGATCATCAGTATACCTCCAATCATTTGTCATTTGAATTCACACTCCACCATAATTTCAGTTAGGCAGGCAAGCATATTAATTTCCTGATCCGCTACGAATGCAGCTTGATACTGATACTTAGCAATAATAAGCACAGCAGCAGGAATGCTAGCGTTGGTAAGGGATGCATATAGAGCATCGTAAATACCACGGAGAAGTACAGTAGTATCGTTGTCCAAATTAGAAACGATCCACTTACGAACCTCCGCAAAGTTTTTCTTTTTAAGGTTCTTGACAAGTTCATTAGTTTTTACATCAGAAAAGTGAGCAAGAATTCCACTATCAATATTACCACTAACAGAATACCGTTGACATTCATTCAGAACACGACGCCAATCTGGAAAGTGTTTATTGATAAGTTCTGCTAGAACTTTAGGTTCATAGGTAATTCTTTCTTCATCAAGAATATCACTAAGTCGTTTAAAGAACTGAGCTGCAATTGCTTGTTTCTGTTTACCGTTTACTGAAAATTCAATGACGGCACAACGACTGTGCAGTGGTTCGATAATTTTGTTCCTGTAATTACAGGTAAAAATAAATCGACAGTTTCGACTAAACTCCTCAATAGAGGCTCTAAGTAAGAGTTGTACATCGGGAGTTGTGTTATCTGCCTCATCGATAATGATGACTTTGTGCTTTGCTTCTGAAGTAAGAGATACTGTTGAAGCAAAGTTTTTGGCAGAGTTTCGGACTGTATCCAGGAATCTACCCTCATCTGATCCGTTGATGACATAAAAATCTGCCCCTAGTTCATTACACAGCGCCTTTGCTACTGTGGTTTTACCGATTCCTGGAGGACCAGATAGTAGCATATTAGGGATTTCTCCCCTTTTCAGAAAGTCTGAAAATGTTTTTTTAATACCCTCAGGAAGGATACATTCATCAATACTTTTAGGTCGATACTTTTCAACCCAAATAAAATCACTCATAATTATAGATTGGATCAATTGGTTTTGTAAGATTTAAATCTACATCACCAAGATTAACATTGATTGCAACAGAAGTTTTTCTCCTATCACTTTTTAAAAGAGGTGATCGATGTATGATGTAAGAAGGGAATATTAATATATCACCTTCATCAACATCGAGTTGAAATACCTCATTCCTTTCAGTATCAATAAATTCAGTAGAATACCTAGGATCATCTAATTCTAGCATATAAGATAATGAAATGCTAGATTGACCATGAAAATGCCAACCATGAAAGTCATTAGTAGTATATTGTTGAAACCAAACTTTGGATACATCCAAAGTTGATGCCCAATACTTATTGCAAATTAGTTTCCACAGATCATCTAAAGAATCCGCTAGATATGGAAAATAGTCTGGAAATCCAGACTCAAAAGTATAATCGTAAAAATCAGTTTTAGTAACTGGATCTGGGCATTCACCAACTTGATCGTATTGATCGATTGAAGAGAGAATATACTCTTTCAACTGTAAATGATTAGGTACTGAATATACCCAA